TCAGTCATCGCGCCAATCTGAGCAATCCAGAGTTTCGACGGCGCAGCCCCGTTCTTCTGGGTCCATCGGTTCGAATACACCTCCCCCATAAGTTCCCACAGCTTCCAGGCCGTTTCCGTTGCTGATAAATCCGTTTTCACGTTCCCACTGTTCTCGTGCTGCCCGGATTTTCTGAACTGCCCGTGATGCCGTGCCACCTGATGCTGCATGGCTTACCCCCTTGCTGACTGGTTTTACCTGTGCCCTGACGTGCTGCACGTGGCGGGCAAATTTCTGCTCCCACTGAACCTGCGTGAAAACCTTCCCCTCCGCCATCCAGTAATCCCGGAATGCGGCAAGCTCAGCAGGTGTAAATTCCGGCTCAGGCAGAGCCATACCCCACACTGCTGCCCGTTGTCGAAAATCCGGCGACGGCTGCCAGACAGTGGTCATCGAAAATTTCCCGATCGGTTCGCTCAGGCCGTCCAGGTATTCAGGTTCGGCTGTCTGCAACGACGCACCATTCGACTCACCGGTTGGAGCACTCTCGCGCATGCGCGCGTTATGTGTGGGGTTTAATTCTGTATCTGTATCTTTATCTGTCGTGACTTGTCGTGACAGATGCGTGACACGTCGTGACTCATCGTGACAATCAGCATCATATTTCCGCAGCTTTTCGCGCTCCCGCTGCGCTCTCTTGCGCTCTGCCGGGGATTTTGCCGTTTGCGAAACGTTACCATTGTCCTCTTTCAGCACCTGACGTTTTTCCCATCCGGAAATAAGGTCACCATCCAGAACCCGCCCCTGCATTGCATGCAAAATTGAATCAATTACGTCTTCCGTCACATCAAGCGCACTTGCTAAATCTTCCGTCGTGACATCAATGTGACCACGTAGTGACACGCCGTGACATGTCGTGACATTTCGTGACGCGCTCACCAGAAGATGGATATACACTGCCATCACTGTTGCGATTGGCTGTCCTGATACCCTGGCAATCGTTCGCCACTTGGGGTCATTTGGCATGTCATGCCACAATCTGAGCCAGGCATTAGCCATACTCACCTCTTCTGATACCGAACTTTACCCACGAACTTCCGGAAGAAATCCGGTATAAATATTGTTGGTCAATGCACAACAACTGCATTACCAGGCTGACCACCACTGTTAGTCAGGGTGCCCCAGGCGATCGCTACAGCGACAAAATCATCCACATCTTTCACCAGCCGATCCCGTCGTTCGACGATCTCCCGGTAATATTCAGAACTGTGACTGCGCATACGGGCCACCAGCAAAGGCGGCATCGCCTTTTCGATCGCCGGTAACAGCGCCTGAATTTTTTCAACAGCATCAGACGTGTCCTTCTCCACCCAGCGGAAAATTTTCTGGGTATTACGAGCCAGGGCTTCCGGATGGCTGTCGTCGTACAGTTCCGGGAACGTCATCCCCAGCTCGAAATAAGTCCGGGCTATTTCAGCTGCTGGAACTTTCTCACCGTCTGGATACGCCCAGGCATTCATTGCCATGCGGATGTGTTCATGCTTGATTTTCATGAATCACCCCCGCCTCTGGTTGTGTGTTAGCCTGATACTCGACAGGTAAGCCGTCGGTTGGGTTGGGATAAGTACTGCTATCAATCTCGTGCGGAGTTACTATCCAGCCTGTTGCTTCGCACCAGCGTAAAATTTTTTCCCCCGTAAGTTTCGCCCGTCCGGTAATGACATGGCTTACCATCCCTTGGGTTACCCCAACAATTTCAGCAAAATGCTTCTGAGTTATACCGGAATGATGCAAATATTCTCCAAGATTCATTGTTCACCTCATGTGATGTCATCACGATCATTAATAGCATTGTTATTTTTAAAAGTAAATAGCATCACTATTTCAAAGAGATTAATAATCTTATTAGAATTGAAGGTATGAAAAGAAAATCCCTGTCAGAGATCGACCTGCAAGCCGCCCAGAGACTGAAAGAAATCTGGACGGCGAAAAAAAATCAACTAGGGTTAACCCAAGAGCGTGCGGCAGAAATTCTGGGATTTTCGACACAGGGAGCTGTAAGCCATTATCTAAATGGTCAGACACCTTTAAATCTTGAGGCTGTTATCAAGTTCGCAGGGTTGCTGCAAGTTCCTCCCGAGTCAATCAGACCAGATATGGCCGAGTTGTTACAAATTGTAAGGATGTATCCCCAAGAATCTGGGGAGGACAATGTTGTCACTATATCTGCAGATATGGAACAATCGGAAAACGAACTTCCGTTTAATATAGACCCCATGGAGCGGGATTTGCTCCAGACGTTCAGGGCTTTCCCCAAAGAAGATAAAGAGAAAATGCTTAAGGAAATGAAGGAGAAAAAAGAATCAATTGAAGAAATCGTTGCGCGATGGCTAGCCGCGCAAAAGGGTCGTCGCGCCTAATCTGAGGAGGTCAAAACATGAGTACAGCCCTTTCCCCGATAATTTCTGAATTTGAAACAGTCGAACAAGAAAACAGCTATAACGAATGGTTGCGAGCCAAAGTGGCAGCAAGCCTCTCAGATCCCCGTCCTGCAATTCCACATGACGAAGTAATGGCTGAAATGGAAAACCTTATTGCTCAATTAGCTGCAACGAACAGGAGTGAGTAATGCTGCCCATTTTATGGCTACCTTCTGCACGTGATGATTTACGTCAGATCGTAGCCTATATTGCTAAGGAAAACCCTCCCGCTGCACGTAGACTAAAAATACGCATTGAAACATCAGTTTTGTCACTTACTGAACACCCTTATCTGTACCCACCGAGCGAAAGAGTTCCAAGTCTTCGTGAGATAGTGACTCATCCTAACTACATAATACTTTACCGAGTAACAGCATCTAACATCGAGATCGTAAATGTAGTTCACTCACGAAGACAGTATCCAAACAAAACCTGTTAATCCTTCCTGTCAACAACCACCTTCGGGTGGTTTTTTTCTTGCCACGATAATAGCACTGCTATTTACATAATTAAATAGTAGTGGTATTGTTCATTCATCAACCCCCCCGCCCCACAGAACGCCAGGCAATACTTCGAGTTACCCGGCAGTGGTCAGGGGTTAAGTAGCCAGCCCGAGGCGTATGAACATGACGGCGGGAATACTTTGTATAACAGCGCAGCAGGTTTTTAGTTCCGCGACCCGGCGTTAAGGGTAAATGAGGTCAACATGGATACGCTCAATCTTGGCAACAACGAATCTCTGGTATGCGGCGTGTTTCCCAACCAGGACGGCACGTTTACCGCGATGACGTATACCAGAAGCAAAACGTTTAAAACCGCAGCTGGCGCGCGTCGCTGGTTAGCAAGAAACTCTGACTGATGAAGGTTAGTAATTAAAGAGTTCTCCACAGGCGAAGTGGAATACGTTCGCCGGACACGGGTAAGCATCCGGCATGATCTTTAACAATCTGGGTATTCCTAACCACAAAGGAATCGCATCAATTTGGATTTTGCAGACAGTTTCTCTTGTTGTTCTACGGAGATTCCTATTTTGATCCGGGTTTTTAAGATTGCGATATCTTTAAGCGACGACCAAATATTATCATCTGTTTTTTCCAGAAGCTTTAACTGAATTTTCAATTCCGAATCGGAATATTTTTCTGCATCATCATAAAGCTGCAGATATTCTGCGGATTTTCTCATTGCGTTACCTGACTTTTGTCCGAATCCGTAAATCGTTTGAACGGTTGCTATCACAACAATGAGAACTCCAGAAACTTCAGGAATAAATCCACCAATGACAGATGAACCGAGGATAATACTCACCACTGAGAGAAGTTTATCGAGACGACCAGTCGCTACAGAGAATAGTTGTTCAAGAAAATAGCCATATAAAACCCTGTCAAGAATATCATCCCGGTCCATATATCATCACCTGCTTGCTTGATTGTTGCTGTTCCCCCTCTCCTCTGAAGGAGCTGGAGATGGTTTTGGTCGTATGTTTTTCTCAGGTATATGTTTCCTGGTATTCGGAATGTCCGCCCTGTCCGCAGGCTTACCAGTACCTGAACAATTCTTTTGAACCACCATATAAAACACCTTCCTGTTGTTGGGGATATCCAGATTATACAGATTTCCTGTCGTTGGGGAACGACGGAAACCACCTCGCCTGACGTGGTTAAAAGCAGGCACACAACGCGAAAGCGTACGGCGAAGCTCTTTCCCTTAGAAGGCTTGTCGTTAGATTTCTTCGACCGTGCGCTTCCGGTTGTGGCAATCCGCGAAATGGCGCGGCGGTAAGTATGGCTGGGGTTTCCTCCATTGCTCCAGAAAATGCACCGGGTTGTCAGGTTGACCATACGCTTAAGTGACAGCCCCGCCACAATACCCATGTGTAGTCTTTGGTGGCATCAGTTCTACTCCGTGACTGCTCTGCCACCCTTTTTAAAGTGAATTTTGTGATGCGGTGAATGCGGCTAAGCGCACGCGGAACAGTTAAAACCGTAAAGTGGTCTTTTACGGGGCGTAACGGGCATACTTCTGTATTCCGGCGTTAATTGTTAACTGGTTAACGTCACCTGGAGGCACCAGGCACTGCATCGACAAAGTTCACTTCGGTGATGAAAGGTAAGAGAAAATGTTGAATGTAGCTATTGAAAACCAGAACGGGTGGAATTATAGTGCACCTGCACCTCATAAAGCGGGTGCCGGGATTGCTACCCCGATGTTCATCATGGCGCATAACCGCGCTCAGGCGGTTTTTTTATGCGTAATGCACAGCCACATTCAGATTATGGTGGGGCGTGCAGGGCAGCCGCAAGGCTGGCCGGGTTCCATGATGACCGGTTGTAGCAACCCTGTGCGTCTCACCACCCATGAGATTGCTACCTCCGGTGGTGAGTTAATGAAATTCATCATGGAGGCTGCCATCATGGCTACTATCCCTGCCCTTTCTCACCCTGAAATTACTATCGCCAATGGGCGTGCTGTTACATCCTCTTTAGCTGTTGCCGAGTATTTCCGGAAACCACACAAAGATGTACTGGCAAAAATTTCACGTCTAGACTGTTCAGCAGAATTCACTGAGCGAAATTTTTCGCCCAGTGAATATACCGACTCAACCGGGCGCAAACTCCCTATGTACCAAATCACCAAAAACGGCTTCGTTTTCCTGGTGATGGGCTTCACCGGCAAAAAAGCCGCTGCATTTAAAGAAGCCTACATCGCTGAGTTCGATCGCATGGAGAAAGAACTGCGCCAGAATAACGCCCCGTCTCCCGACAAAATGATTCACGGGGACGGACGTACCCTGGTTATCCGTCTCGACGAACACGGCAATATCAAATTCACTGAAACCGTTCCTGATGGTGCAATGGTCTGCACCCTGGATACCTTCCAGTTTTATCTGGAGAAACAAGGCTGGACTCTTGTAAACCGGAGCGCAATTAAAAATATGACTGTGGAGCAATTACTAAAAATTCATTGTTGAGGACGCGATAATGGAAACGTTATTACCAAACGTTAATACGTCTGAAGGGTGTTTTGATATTGGTGTTCTGCTCAGTAACCGGGAGTTTACTGAAGATGCCATTAAGATGAGAAAATATGAGCCTTATCTTCTCAATGATAATTCCATACTCTCCAGAATTGCCCTTCTTGAACTTGGTATTTTCGGAGAACGTCAATGACTTCAGCATTTGCACTGGTGATGACGGTTTTTCTTATAACGGGTGAATCACAGAATGTGATTACCGGAATTTATGCCAGTAAAGAATCCTGCCTCCAGGCAAGAGACGAGCAAAAAATTTCTGGTGAATGCCTCCCGTTAAAAAAAGTATCGCTGTACCTGAATAACGAAACACCGGCTGGATAACCCAGCAGCCGTATTAACGCCATACCCGTTGATTAAGCATGCCAGCAATGGCAGGGGTTCGTACAACCTTAAAATAGTTATGAGGTTTATCCATGAGCACTGATAAAGAAGAATTTTCGCTATATTGCGAAGCAAAAAATGACAAGGTCAGAAAACGCCTTGGGATTAAAGGAGGTTTTTACTGGACTACAGCAAAAAAATTATCTGTTGCCATCTCACGGTGCGTTGTTGCAATGGACGAGGCAGGCTACGACGCAGATGATTTCAAAAAACCCGTCCGCGTCCATTTCCCCGTTGTGAATGACCTTCCACCGGAAGGCGTGTTTGATACTGAATTCTGCAACCGCTATGAAAAAGGCGGGGAAGATGGCATCACAATGATATTTATAGCGCCCTCCCCCTCAGTTCAGGACAAACCAGCCAGCACTGACAATACCAACGTCAATGGCGAAAACATGGCTGAGATTGAGGATAATATGCTCCTGCCGATTTCCGGTCAGGAACTGCCCATTCGCTGGCTTGCGCAACATGGCAGCGAAAAACCGGTAACGCACGTTTCACGGGAAGAACTTCAGGCATTACATATCGCACGAGCTGAAGAACTGCCGGCTGTTACTGCCCTGGCTATTTCCCACAACACAAAGCTGCTCGACCCGCTGGAGATTCGCGACCTTCATAAACTGGTACGCGACACAGACAAAGTTTTCCCTAATCCCGTTAATTCCAGTCTGGGGTTAATGACTGCTTTTTTCGAAGCATACCTGGACGCTGACTATACCGATCGAGGTCTGCTGACAAAAGAGTGGATGAAAGGAAATCGTGTTTCTCGCATCACCCGCACGGCTTCCGGTGCAAATGCCGGTGGCGGAAATAAAACGGATCGTAATCCTGATTTAGTACACACCCTCGATACTCTGGATGTGGAGATTGCAGCAGCCACACTTCCGATGGATTTTAATATTTATGAAATACCCGTGAGCGTTTATCGTCGCGCAAAAGAAATCGTCCTGAAAAAAGAAAGTCCGTTCAGGGAATGGTCCCCAGCACTTCGCGCAACCCCTGGTATCCTGGACTATTCCCGCGCAGCTATTTTTGCACTTATCCGGAGCGCCCCCCCTGAGTTTTATCACTACCCGGGACGTCTTCAGGGGTATATCAATGCCAACCTGACAGAGACCGATCACGAGAATCCCACAACTGAAACTCTCACGGCTGCCCGGCATACACCGGAAAAAGATATCCTGGAAGAAATTAACGGCGGACTGGCTGCTGAGTGCAAAACAGAAGAAGAAAAAAATAATGAAGAAAACCCGCAACCATCTGGCGCAATGGCAGATGAACAGGCAACGGCTGAAACAATGGCAGCGGATACAGTTGAACATCATCAGGACCCGCAGCCGCTGGATGACAAGTCACAGGTAAAAGTTACTGCTGAAGAAGTAAATAAAATTATGGAGGCAGCAGACATCAGTCGACCAGATGCCGACAAATTGCTTGCCGCTTCTCGTGGTGAGTTTGTTGAAGGGATTAGCGACCCGAATGATCCAAAATGGGTTAAGGGGATTGAAACCTGCGATTCTGTGAACCAGAACCAGCAAGAAACGGAACAGAACGGTCAGAAAGCGGAACAAAACAGCCCAAATGCGTTACAAAACGAGCCAGAAACGAAACAACCTGAACCAGTAGTGCAACAGGAAGAGGAAAAAGTTTGTACCGCATGCAATCAGACTGGTGGTGGTAACTGCCCTGATTGTGGCGCAGTGATGGGTGACGCAACCTACCAGGAGACATTCAACGAAGAAAGCCAGGATGAAGCACGGGAAAAAGATCCGGAGGAAATGGAAAGTGCCGGACTCCCGAACAAGGAGTGCACCGAAGGCGATCAACATGCCAATGGCAATAATGAAACAGGCGAGACAGCAAATCCCTTAATTAAGGTGAACGGTCATCGTGAAATCACATCCACCAACAGGTTGTGGCACCATCTGATGATTGACCTTGAAACAATGGGCAAAAATCCTGACGCACCAATAGCCTCAATAGGCGCTGTATTTTTCGATCCACAAACCGGAGAGCAGGGGCCTGAATTCAGCAAAATAATTGATATGGGTACATGTGGCGGCACTGTAGACATAAGCACCATCGAATGGTGGCTTCAACGCTCTGGCGAAGCCCGTGCCGCCATTTTAGCTGATCGAATACCGCTTGATGATGCGCTTTTACAATTACGGGAATTTATAGACGAAAACTCCGGTGAGTTTTTTGTTCAGGTCTGGGGAAATGGAGCCAACTTCGACAACGTGATTTTACGCCGTTCATATGAACGGCAGGAGATCCCCTGCCCGTGGCGTTACACCAATGATCGCGATGTAAGAACGATGGTCGCTCTGGGGTTGGTGATGGATTTCGATGCCCGCAACGTCACCACATTTGAGGGTGAACGCCATAATGCCCTGCACGATGCGCGTTACCAGGCAAAATACGTTTCAGCTATCTGGCAAAAACTGTTCCCGAGTCAGGCTGATTTTTAATGTTCAACCCTGATCGCCGCTAACCGCATATAGTTAGCGGCGGTTATGAGATATAGCTATGAGCAGCTTATTTTTAACCGAAGATGAATTGCTAATATTAACGGGCTGCAAATATGCAAGCCACCAGCGCAACTGGTTAATAAAAAATGGGCTTCCGTTCTATACCAATCGTAGTGGAAAACCGATCGTCAGTCGGGAACTGTTTACCTGTAGAAACACTTTACCACCACGTGAGGCTGAACCTGATTTCGGTGCGATCTAATGGGAAGACGAAGGAAAAATCCCGAACACGAAAAATTACCGCCAAAGGTATACCCCAATAAATATAGTTATGTATGGAAACCGACATCCAGAGAATCTGTAACCTTAACTGCAATCGAGGATGGTTTAGCCGCATTATGGAAAAAGTACGAAGAAACAATTAACCATCGCGATCGGGCAATGACATTTGGGCGTTTGTGGGAAAAATTTCTCGCCAGCGCCTATTACAGCGATCTTAGTCCCAGAACGCAAAAAGATTATCTGCAACATCAAAAAAAGCTGCTGGCCGTATTTGGTAAGGTGCTGGCCGATTCTGTAAAACCAGAGCACATCAGACGATACATGGACAAAAGGGGCGAGCAGAGTAAAACGCAGGCAAACCATGAAAAAAGCAGCATGTCACGCGTTTACAGTTGGGGGTATGAACGAGGGTATGTAAAGGCTAATCCTTGTACCGGTGTAAGTAAATTCAAGGCCAAAAACCGAGAGCGCTATGTGACTGACAAAGAATACCAGGCCGTATTAAGCGTGGCTCCTGTGCCTGTTTTTATCGCAATGGAAATTGCATACCTGTGCGCAGCAAGGATTTCCGATGTGTTGTCTCTGAAATGGGAACAGATCGGAAACGACGGGATCTTTATCCAGCAAGGTAAAACAGGAAAGAAACAGATAAAAGCCTGGACTCCCCGTCTGCAATCAGTTATAGAAAAAGCTAAACAGCTACCCAAGTCAGCCTATGTAATCAGCAATCAGTACGGCAACCGTTACATGTATAAAGGATTTAATGAAATGTGGGTTGAGGCAAGAAATTTGGCTGGACAAATATCAGGGATCGCGACGGATTTTACATTCCATGACCTTAAAGCCAAGGGGATATCAGATTACGAAGGTAGTAGCCGGGATAAGCAACTTTTCTCTGGTCACAAGACCGAAGGACAGGTGCTAATCTATGATAGAAAAGTAAAGATCTCACCCACACTGGATGTACCATTACCCCAGAATATTCCAACAAAATATTCCAAGTAATTCCAAGTGTGATTTTCATCATTGACTTAATGATGTGTAAGTGATTGAATTCTGGCGGAGAGAGGGGGATTTGAACCCCCGGTGGAGTTGCCCCCACTCCGGTTTTCGAGACCGGTCCGTTCAGCCGCTCCGGCATCTCTCCGTTCAGATGGTTGCCATGATGCCAGGAAATTTGGCATTTTAACAGTCCCTGTCCGTGCAATTTTGTTCAAGTGACGAGTTTGCGAGCAAAACGATGATTAAGTGGCCCTGGAAAGTACAAGAATCAGCACATCAAACTGCCCTTCCCTGGCAGGAAGCACTATCGATCCCCCTTTTAACGTGTCTGACGGAACAGGAACAAAGCAAATTAGTCACTCTTGCCGAACGTTTTTTACAGCAAAAGCGGCTTGTTCCTTTACAGGGCTTTGAACTGGATTCATTAAGAAGCTGCCGGATAGCACTTCTATTTTGCCTACCCGTTCTGGAGTTAGGACTGGAATGGCTGGATGGTTTTCATGAAGTCTTAATTTATCCTGCGCCATTTGTGGTCGATGATGAATGGGAAGACGATATCGGTCTGGTGCATAACCAACGTATTGTTCAGTCAGGTCAGAGCTGGCAGCAAGGGCCTATCGTTTTGAACTGGTTGGATATACAAGATTCTTTTGATGCTTCTGGTTTTAACCTGATTATTCATGAAGTCGCTCATAAGCTGGACACCCGTAACGGCGATCGCGCCAGCGGAGTTCCCTTTATTCCGTTGCGTGAGGTTGCTGGCTGGGAACACGATCTTCATGCTGCAATGAACAACATTCAGGAAGAAATCGAATTAGTTGGCGAGAATGCGGCGAGCATTGATGCTTATGCTGCCAGTGATCCTGCTGAATGTTTTGCCGTACTTTCTGAATATTTCTTTAGCGCCCCAGAACTTTTTGCTCCTCGTTTCCCTTCATTGTGGCAACGTTTCTGCCAATTTTATCAACAAGATCCTTTGCAGAGACTGCATCGCACTAATGATACAGACTCGTTTTCGGCGACGAATGTTCATTAA